TTTTCAAAAACGAGAAAGGTAAGGGCTTCGTGAACGCCAAGCCTTCCGACTCGTTCAAATCTTGTAACATCTCCTTGAGCAAGCTGATGGAAGGAAGAATACCATCCCCACTTTCTACCGAATTGGGACTCTGCGGAGTACTCGTTTTCTCCTTCTCCAAAGAGGTCAGGGTAGCGAGAAGTAACTCGTTTCCTAAACGCCAAAAAAAAACCGACGCTCCCATCACAACATCCATTGGCGCATCCTTCATTGATGCGGAGTACTTGGATGCTGATTCGTATGGCTCAATAGCATACCGCTTGCCTATGCGCTCGGTGATAGGTCGGTAGAGGACTGCCATCGTTTTGTGCAGCTCTTGTATGTCACCCATATAGTTATCCAAATCCACATACTCCCCAAAGGTTATGTCCTCAAGGTTCGGGATGAACCCGTAGGTTTCACCGCCCATCGTGAACTCCGTCTTTAGGTTTGGCTTCTCGCTGAACATCGTATTGATGTGGCGCATCACATTGGCTACGCTTGCGAACTTTACGTTGGGCAATTCTGCCAGAGGCACTCCGCAGAATATCTCAAGCATCTTGTGGGTCAAGAACTCCTCATCGCCCTCAAGCCTCGCAAAGCGTTGGTATTGGTCAAGCGTTATCTCCGACAGGGAGGTGGGTACAATTACCTTTAGTTCCATTGTATTAAAATAACCTTTTAGTTTTAGCGTATGGCATACCTGCCAAAGTTAGGTCTGCTCAACTTGTTATACGTTGCATAGCGCAGCGCATCTATGGCGTGGTTGAATGCGTCTATCGGTTTGTTGAGCAGGTTGCCGTTCTTGTCTTCTACCCATTTGTAGTTCTGAAGTTCCTTGATTAGGTTGCTGCTTCGTGGGGTAACAAATAGCTTGTGCCGCTTCAGCACGTCAATGCCCACTATAACGCTATCTGCGCCCTTCTGCGTGGGTTTCACGTTCCATCCCATACGATGCAGCTCCTCAATAGATTTGGGTTCAGCAGAGTCAGCATATATCTCTGCCCTTCGGTCAAGCCCAAGTGAGGCAAGTACGTTGCTGATGTCGGGGTTGGTCATACCCGTGCGGTAGATAAGCTCATCCACATAAAGATTGTCCCCCGACTTGTAAACTGCCACAAGTGCGGTAGGGTCGTTGGTGTACCCGAAGTCCATCCCGTGACATAGGAGCGTGGCATCCGTTGGTATCTCGGCTTGGCCGTATTGGAAGATGGTGGCTCGGCTCATACCACGTTCCCCTAATCCGTAGATTCTCCAATAGTCGCTGTCGGTGTCCCTTAACCTTTCTATTTCATTTCGGATGCTGCTATCAAGGAACGGGTTATCAAGGTAGGTGGTCTGATGGAAGTCGCAGTCATCACGGGTTACCACCTTGTCATAAATCCAATGGAACGCATCCGAAGGGTTGTAGTCAAGGATTGCCCTGCCTTCGGTACGCAGGATGAGCTGCTGCCAATCCTCATACGTCAGTTCGTTGGCTTCGTTTATGTATAGCAAGTCCCTTTTGCGACCTCGTATCTTTTGCGGTTGGTCAAGGCTGATAAACTCCACAAGGTTGCCATTCAGATAATACTCGTGGCTTGACCTGTTGTGGTAGCTTTCACTGTACAGGTCGTGGTTGCGTAGTATCTCAAAGAAGTCACGCATCACCGAAGCACGAAGCGAAGGGAACGTCTTGCGGCAGATGGTGATGGTCTTGTTGGTCTCTCGTGTGCTATAATAGAAAATCACCCATAGCAGGATGTTGTACGTCTTTCCGCTACGAGTACCGCCCTGCTCAACGACTATCTTTTTGTCGCTGCGCTTTAGGTGGTTATATACTTTATTGGTCTGAATCTTCGCCAAGCACCTCAATTTGAAATAGCTTGCCCGAAGATACGTCTACCTCTTGGCGTTCCACGTACCCACGCTTCTTGCCTTTGGTCTTTAGAAAAAAGATAGTAGCGGTGGAGTTGCCCTCCTTTATCTGCTTGTGCAACTGGCTCTCTGCGAAGTCAATCGCTACGTCTGATAGTTCATCGACTGCTGCTTTGTATTCTTTGTCCTCTTGCAGCCACCTGTAATGCGTCTGCCTTGCAATGTCAACGCTCTTGCAAGCGGAGGTCACAACCCCTAAAGATTTCTCCAACGCATCGAGCATTGCCTTTTTATGGATGTCACTACTTGTCATAAGGCTTGCCGTTTATTTTGATTTCAAGGGATGGGTCGAGCTTGTGCATTCGGTCTATTATGACTTGGCAATAATTAGGACTCATCTCAATAGAATAACAAGTTCTTTTTAATTGATGTGCAGCAATCATTGTTGTACCGCTGCCGCCAAAGGGCTCAAAAATTAAATGCTTCTGCTCCGTAAATGATTCAACAAGGATGCCATATAATTTAACGGGCTTGGGGCAGGAATGTAATTCACGAAGGCTAACTCCATTAACTTCCTCCTTTTGAACCATTAACTCAATAACATCATTTTTAAGATTTTTCGCAGGAGGATTTAAGATTAAAATAGGTTCCCAAGTTGAAGCACCGCCCACTCCATTACCTGCTGCTGCAAATTTCTTATACCATACCGCAACTTTTGTTTTGCCAAATCTTTCAATGTCTCTTGAGAGGTTCATCAATCCACTTGTCCAAACTTTACCACAATCGTGTAAAGCAAAAACATCCCAAACAAGTTGTGCATTTAATTCGCTTGAATCATCTTTATGTTTATCGTACTCATATCCAATTCCATAAGGAGGGTCTGTTAATATAAGGTCTGCCTTCTCTCCATCCATCAGCCTTGCGACTGCATCGCTATCGGTAGAGTCCCCACATAGCAGGCGGTGGTTGCCTATCTCTATTAAGTCCCCTAAAACTATGTCCGTTTTTATTTCGGATGGTGCTTCGTAGTCATCCTCTTCCGCCTCAAGCACAGGGGTATTGTCAAAGGGCAGCTCAAGCCCCCAATCTTCTAATGCCTCTACATCCCATTGGTTGGCAAGCAAGTCCCAATCCCATTCTCCGAAGCCTACGTTGTCCTTAATGATGAACTCCCCCTTTTGCTCCTCCGTCAGTTGGTCTGCCACGATGATGGGTACTTCCTTCAGTCCTGCGGCTATGCAAGCCTTAAGGCGCATATTTCCCCCAAGCACTACCATATTGCCATCTACTACGATTGGTCGCAGCTCAAGCATCTGTGGGAACTCCTGTATGGACTTTACAAGCTTCTTGAACTTGTCATCCTTTATGATTCTTGGGTTGACGGGGTTTGGTATGATTGTACCGATTGCTGCTCTTTGCATAACTAAATAACTCTTTTTGATAGGTGGTGGTTGTGAACTTCGTAAAGGTAGTCCTTCTTAAGTTTGGTTCCGAAGTCAGCCTCGTGGTGGCAAGCTCGGCATAGTGCCATCAGGTTTTCTATGGTATCAGCAATTTTGCTTCCACCCATTCCTCTTGACTCTATGTGGTGAATGTCTACGGCTTGGCCTTGACATACCTCGCAGGGGATGAAGTCAGTTGTGGAGTAGCCCATCCCTTTGAGATAGACCTTTGTGTGGTTCTTCACCTTTGGTAAATCCAACAGTCATCAATGAACCAAGCACGGGGCAGCAGTTCATCAACCGCTTGGATTACTCCCTTCCAATGTTCGTGGTAGTCATCTCCTGCGATGAAGCCTCCCTTCTTTACTTTGGGTAGCCATAGCTTGATGTCCTCCTTTACCGCCTCATAGGTATGGGTTAGGTCTATGAATACCACGTCAAGGGATTCGTTGGCAAACTTCTTTGATGCTGCTTTGGATGTTGCTTTGATGGCCTTGTACTTACGGTCTCCCATATTCTCCACAAAGAGCTTGTAGATGTCCACCTCCGTTGCGAGCTTGTGGGTGGTGGTTAGTTCGTTTGGTGAGCCTTTCCAAGAATCAATGATTGTGACATTTTGATGGGTGGCCTTGTCACAGAGGTAGGCTGATGACTTACCGAGCCACGCACCCAGTTCTACGAATGTGCCGTCTTCTGGCATATTGGCAAGGAGGTAGTCGTATGCTGCTTGGTGGTTAAACCACCCGTCTATTTGTTTGCTCGTTTTCATTTTAGGGCGTTATAATAACAAAGGTACTGCTCTACGCAGATTAGTGTACCGAGCCTTGCCGCTTCACTTGCAAAGATACCATCGGCCTCATAAGCCATCTCAAAGCGCAGGTTGGGCAAGTCGTATGGCTTGAACATATAGCAGGCGGTATCTATGTTGCCGACTCTTGGTTGGTCGGTAGGGCGTAGCCTACCTACTTGCCCCCACGTTACGATTGAGCAGTCAAGTCCGTTTAGGTTGTTCCACTCCTCAATGAACTTTGGGT